GTAAAGTCGGTAACTGGTGGGAATTGAACCCTCAAAGAGGTAGAGCAAACAACTCAGCGTGTTTAATGAGACATAAAATTACTAAAGAATTTTTTATGGATCTTTGGAAACGTGTAGAACTATCTGGAGCAGGAGAACCTGGAATATATCTAAATAATGATAAAGATTGGGGTACTAATCCATGTTGTGAAATAGCACTAAGACCAAATCAGTTTTGTAATCTTTGTGAAGTTAATGTTTCAAATATTGAATCCCAAGAAGATTTGAATGAGAGAGTAAAAACAGCCGCGTTTATAGGAACACTACAAGCAGGTTATACGTCATTTCATTATTTAAGAGAAATATGGCAAGAAACTACTGAGAAAGACGCACTTATAGGAGTGTCAATGACAGGTATAGGGTCTGGAAAGGTATTAAATTATGACATGGCAAAATCTGCGAGTTTAGTAAAAAGAGAAAATACTAGGGTGTCTAAATTAATCGACATAAACCAATCGGCGAGGTGTACTACAGTAAAACCAGCAGGAACGACTTCATTAACATTAGGTACGAGTTCTGGGATACATGCTTGGCATAACGATTATTATATTAGAAGAATTAGAGTCGGTAAAAACGAATCAATATATCAACATCTAATTATTCACCACCCAGAATTAGTTGAAGACGAATACTTTAGACCTCATGATACCGCTGTAATTAGTATACCACAAAAAGCACCTGCAGGGTCAATAATGAGAACAGAATCACCATTCCAGTTACTTGAAAGAGTTAAGAAGGTAGCACAAGAGTGGGTAAAATCAGGACATAGAAAAGGGTCAAATTCACATAATGTGTCAGCAACTATTTCATTAAGAGACCATGAATGGGACGCTGCAGGAGAATGGATGTGGGAAAATAGAAAACACTACAATGGATTGTCAGTACTACCGTATAATGGGGGTACATACATCCAAGCCCCTTTTGAAGATATTACAGAAGAAAAATATGAAAGAATGTTAGAAACACTTAAAGATGTAGATTTATCAAAAGTTATAGAGATAGAAGATAATACAAATCTATCTGGCGAGTTAGCTTGTGCTGGTGGTACTTGTGAAATAGATGTAGACTTAAAAAGTATAGAGAAAAAACAAGTAGAAACTAATGAAGCATAAATTCAGTAAAGAAATTTTATACCACTTTAATTGTGGTAGGTGTAATAAATGGTGGTCAATTGCTGACCACCATTTGGTTTCCAATAACACACCAAAAAGTGAAGAAGTAGTACCTAATTTAATAATATGTCCTCATTGTGGACACAAAGAAGAAATTATAGACATTAACTTGTGTAATCACGATAGTGATTTATGATAAGGGGTAATGATTGGATTGTAGACTTACACCACAAAGAATCCATAAAACCAAAATATGAAGATGGTGACTTTTATTGGGATAAAGACAAAATGGTGATGACAGAACAATACCACATAAAAAGAGGAAATTGTTGTGGTAGTGGGTGTAGACACTGTCCATATTGGCCCACCAACCAAAAGAGTAACACCAAACTTAAAACAAACTAATCTTTGAAGTATTTATTATAAAAAAGAATGCCTAATCAAAAGTACGGTATAACGTTTCCATTTAAGGATAGTCAAGAAGGTTTGTTCTTGTCTGCCAATAGCTTACCCGATAACGAGGTTAGGTCTAATTTAATGCATCTTATTTTAACGTTAAAAGGTTCTAGGTATTTTTTACCAGATTTTGGCACCAACCTAATGAGGTATATATTTGAACCACTTGATGGTGGGACTAAGAAAATAATTGACAAAGAAATACGTGAGTCGGTAAAAAAGTTTATACCTAATTTACAAATAACTAAAGTGGACGTTAAAACTTTAGAAGATATTAAAATAGAAGAAGAAACACAAACTTTAGACGGTAGTGTTGATGATAAGACATTTAACTTTGTTGGTGAACTACAAGAAGATTATACTATTAGAATAAGGATTGATTATAGTGTTGGTTCCGATGTATTTGAATCAACAGATTTGTTGTAATAAATTTATAATATGGCGGAGAAAAAAATAGCATATACAGAAAGAGATTTTTTGGGTATAAGAAATGAATTAGTTAGATTAACTAATACGTATTACCCAGACCTAATTAAAAATACAAATGACGCTTCACTATATTCGGTATTTTTAGACTTAAACGCTGCAGTAGCGGACAATTTAAATTTCCAAGTAGATAGAACATTCCAAGAAACAGTACTACAATACGCTCAGGAAAGAAGTTCTTTATATAATATAGCGAGAACCTATGGGTTAAAAATACCAGGATTAAGACCTTCGGTAACCGTATGTGATATTTCCATAACTGTACCAGCTCTAGGGGATAAGGAAGATTTTAAATATCTAGGGTTGTTAAGAGCAGGAGCTCAATTTAGGGGTGGTGGAACAGTATTCGAGTTAGTTAATGATAGTGATTTTTCCTCACCATATAGTTTAGATGGTGTCCCTAATAGAACAAAGATTCCTAATTTTGATACTAATGGTATACTGAAAAACTATACTATGACTAAGAGAGAGGTTGTGGTTAACGGTGTTACAAAAATTTTTAAGAAAGAAATAACTGACGTTTTATCTAAACCATTTTATAAGTTATTTTTACCAGAAAATAATGTAGTTGGGATAACATCAGTAATACAAAAAGAGGGAACTGGGTACCAAGCACTACCAGCAAATGTAGAATTTTTATCTAATATTGTGGATAGGTGGTACGAAGTGGATGCCTTAGCTCAATCAGAGGTTTTTATTGAAGACCCATCATCCCCACCAGATAAATCAGGGATTAAGGTTGGTAAATATCTTGAAGCTAACCAGAGATTTATAACCGAATACACACCTGAAGGGTATTTCTTTTTAACATTTGGAGCTGGTAACCAAACACCACAAAACCTACTAGATGATTTCGCGTCTAAGGGTGTTAAATTAGATATGTCTAAATTTATGAACAATACCGCTTTAGGTAATATGGTCAAACCTAACAGTACTATTTTTATACAATATAGAGTTGGTGGTGGTAAAAAGTCTAATGTTGGAGCTGGTGCTATTAATAGTTTAGGTACTGTAGATTTTACTGTAGCGGGACCTAGTCTACAAGTAAACCAAGCAGTTAAAGGTAGTTTGTCTGTTACAAACGTAACCGCAGCTATAGGTGGTGCGGACCAAATGTCGGAAGAAGAGATAAGAAATTATGTATCATTTAATTTCGCAGCACAAAATAGAAGTGTTACAATAAATGATTATGTTTCTAAATTAAGGACTATGCCCTCTACATTTGGTGCACCAGCAAAAGCTGGAGCTACCGAAATAGAGAATAAAATAATGTTAAATATATTATCTTACACACCCGACGGTAAACTAACATCAAACGTAACATCAACACTTAAAAACAACATAAGTACATACCTTTCTAATTACAGGATGTTAAATGATTATATAAGTGTTGGGTCAGCAAAAGTAATAGACCTATCCTTTAGTATAGATTTAATTTTACAAACCTCAGCAAATCAAGGTGACATTGTTACAAATGTTATAACAAAAATAGCGGATTATTTTTCTCCCAATAATATTGAAATGGGTCAAGACTTGTCTTTAGGGGCACTCAGAGGTGAAATAATAAACCAACCAGGGGTTATTAATATCGCAGATTTCAAAGTGTATAATAAAGTTGGGGGTAATTATTCACAATCAGTAACATCACAACCATATATCAATGTATCAACAAAAGAGATTGGACTATTAGACGATACTGTGTTTGCACAACCTAATGAGATACTACAAATTAGACTACCACAAAAAGATATCGCTGTAAGGGTTAAAAAACCAAACAAACCAACCTTTTACTAATCTTTACTAAAATTATACTAAACGTATAATTAGTTTTAATAGAATAACTATTTATTTAGTAAAGAAAAACATGCCAAAATCATATAGAGTAAGGACAGATGTAGGACAGGATAAAAAAGTAACATTTGAATTAAAACAAGATTTTGATTTATTAGAGATTTTAAGCCTATCCTTAAGTCAAAAAGATGTGTACACTAGAATGTGTTCAGATTTTGGTGTTGTTGTTGGTAGGGTTGTGGTTAACAATGGATACGGTGTCCCAAACTGTAAAGTTTCTATCTTTGTACCACTTGATGATGAAGATGAAAATAATGAGATAATCTCACAACTTTACCCATACAAACAACCATTTGATAAAAATGATGACGGTATAAGGTATAATCTATTAAGTAAGGACCCAACATTTGACTGTCACGTAGCCGTAGGTAGTTTCCCAACAATAACTGATGTGTTGAGGAGTAAGGATGTAGATTACGTATATAAGAAATACTATAGATATACCGCAAGAACAAACGCATCTGGAGATTTTATGATATATGGTGTTCCTATCGGGGAACAACAAATAATCATGGATGTAGATTTAAGTGATATAGGTTGTTTTTCTTTTCTACCACAAGACTTTAAAGAAAAAGGTTTCCCAGAATCAGATTTTGATGGACCAAGATTTAAAAAGGAAATAGAAATAGATTCATTACCACAAATAGTTAATAGCCAACAAACTATAAATGTTTCACCGTTTTGGGGGGACGAAGACCAGTGCCAAGCATCTATAAGTAGGGTAGATTTTGATTTAGGAAACTCAGGGGTTAAAATAGAACCACTATCAGTTTTTATGGGTAGTACCGCTACAGACACTGGTAAAGACTCTATAAGTAAATACTGTACACCAAGACCACATCAAGGTGAACTATGTAAGTTAAAAACTAAAAAAGGTATTGTTGATTGTGTTAGGTATACACCATTTTTCACAGAAGATGAGGACGCTTATGGTAGTGGAGGTGGTGGGTTTGGTGGTACCGTTCCGGTTTTAGAAAGGTTTTATTTTAATGATGGGGGTAAGGTAATAGATGAAAATGGAGCTTTCTTGGTACACGTACCAATGAATCTTGACCACGTTAAGACTGACGAATTCGGTAAACTAGTACTATCAAACGACCCAACAGTAGGCGTCGCTACAAGGTCTAGAGTTAGATTTAGGGTTAGGCCAGAACAAGCAGAAGGTGGTGCTAGAAGAAGAAGAATAGGAGCCTACCTAATTCCAAATGTAAGAGAATTTTATACCGAGACAAATAATAATGGTGATTGGCCTGGGATAGACAGAAGGTCATACGCTTTTTCTATAAAATATAGTGACTACCATCCTTACGCACAAGAAGAATTGATACCAGGAGGTAATGATTTCTTTTATGATATGCTATTTAATAGGGTTTATTCCCCAGCACAATTTCATGACCACACAAAAGATAGGGGTTTTGGTGGGTCTAGTAAAAGATTTCTAGGAATAAAACAAATAGTACCAGAATCAAAAGAACAATGTAATGATAATGCAATGCCTTTCCCCGTTAATAATGCTTTAAGAATGTTTAAATGGAGTATACTTTTAAGTGATATTCTGATATTTCTTATAGCAATGCTATACGCTTTCTTGACTGTTCTTGTTAGTTACCTAGCACTAATATTGGGGTTTATAATGACACCGATACTATTAATAGTAATTGCGGTATGTAAATTTTGGTGTAAATTATATGAGAAAAGAATAACATTCCATTTAGGGTGGCCGTTTAAAAGGACCTGGACCATAGTAAGGTTTAGTAGTTTCATACCAGAACCACCAAAAATATGTGCAAAATTAACACTAGACGGTAATGATTGTGCTGAAAACTGTTCATTTTACGGTTTAAAAATAGGGTTTGTGTTGTTTTCACTAAGACAAAAAAAATATCCGGATTGTGTAAAATGTGCTTGTAGAGAATCAGCAAGTAGTGAATTAGATACGTTAGGTAGTAAGTTTCTTTGTCCTAATGAAATTCCAGAAGCGGGTACAACAACAACAACAGGGAATTCATGTCCAGTAGGTAACGCAACAAACTCCTCTACAGCATCTGGAAATTGGGAACATGATTGTTGTGAGGGACCCGGATTAGGTGAATTATGTTGTCCTGACCACTACGGTTTTGATTCATCAGCACCTTATTGGAATTCATCTGGTAGTATGACAGATACTGATGGTCTAGCTGCTGGTGGTTGTTATGTAAAAGTTATATGTATTAACCCAGCATGTTTGTTATATAATATGCATCTTAGAATTGTTAGAGAATGGATGAGGAGACAAAAAATAGTAACCGCTTTATGTAAGGGGTTGATGAATTATTTTTGGGAGAATAATTGGGTAACCGGATTCCTATACCAATTCCAGTTTAAAGCTAAATTAAAATTTAGTAATGACTATACGGTACCATCCCCACCTAATTCCGTGGACGCAGACCCACATTCTGGTGAAGTGTTCGATACATACGCAACAGGTTCAAAATACTGTAAAAAACTAGTATACCTACACCCGACAGAACATACGTTTTATTATAGGTCCTCACCATTTAGAGCGTCAACAGAAAAATTCATAGGCGATGACGATGGGATAAAAGGGGGTAATGGGAGTGATAACGAACACTCAAACGGGGATATGGCTAGACACATTTTATTCCCAACCACAATAACAGATATGGGGTCAAGAAACCAATGCATACAACAAATATGTTATGATAGTAAATTTGGTGAGGAGTGTTCGGTTACAGACCAGATAGGGAGTACCTCATTTCAAAATATAGACGATATGATTTCAGATATATATGATATTAAAATGGATTACCCTTTCACTATTAGAGCGACATTATTTAATAGACCAGCTAGGAATATAGGTGGTGATGTTGGACAAGCTTTAATGCAAAATTCTATGGTTGGTGTAGTTGGGTATCAAACAAATATGGGTGATACCGATTGTGATTGTTCACCAGTACCAGCAAACTCAGTAACATCCGCACTACCACTTTACCCATCACCAAACTCGGATTACAACAATTATGTGGACAACGCTTTAAACGCTGGAAGTCAAGAATATAACATAGCTTGGGCTCCCTTAACATATACAGCTTCTTCACAAACAATAATGACAGGTCAAGATTTAATAGATTGTTTGACAGACGAATTAAACTTATCCTCACAAGTAATCCCATATTATATGTGGCAATACCGCAAATCTAGTGGTTCTATTTCTGATGATTTCGGTGGTCTATACAATGATTGGAACGGTAGGGTTGGGGTGTACGATTATATAAAACAACTAGACGGAGCAGGATTACAGTTAATTGGTATAAGAGATAGTACCCACCTAGGTAGTTTTGGTGGTCCTTCACCAGCATATGGTAATGATACCATATCCAAGGGTAGTTTCCAAGACAATATGGGGTCATCAACAACTGGGGGTGATATAGACCCATCAACTACAACAATGACCAATCACTACCCACCACTAACCCAAAACAGTGAAAAGGGTATTGTGTTCTCTCAGGGGTTATATTATTATTTTGGGGTTAGACCAGCAAACACGTCATTTAACACTTTTGTGAGAATGTATATAAATGAAGAATTAGCGGATACTGTAATATAATGGATGATAACAAAAATATGAGAATTTTAAGGGGTAATCAGAGATTTGCTGGTTCACCCAGTGGTGATATAAAGTTAACACCATTTATAGAGTCTGACAAAAGGACACTAATACAAGGGGATAGGAATAAAGTGTTAAACCTAGTAGAACAGTTCCAAACAGAAAGGGAATACTGTTCCACATATAGATTTTATGGTAAAATAGATATGGTATATAATAATGTTATAACTGGTAGGACCGAAGATACCAAATTCTTAAACAGTATGTATTTTTTACCTGACTGGCAAGGATGTAGAGACGTAACAATACCTAACTACCCAGTTGCGTATGGTGGACCACCTTGTGATGGGATACCACCATCTATGGCTTTTAGTATGATTCCACCAGAGGACTATGGTAGTTCCGAGAGGAACACAGTATATAACGAACTTACGTCATACCAGGATAATTGGGTTTTATATATTTCATATGTGTGTGGTACAGATAGTGGACAAACAATGCAGTACTATAGTGAGTATAGTCCGAATAGTGGTATGCAATTTAAAGCTGGTGACGGGATTCCATTTATAATGTCAGAAGAAATAGGTGGTAGAAGTACTATAGTTAGGTTAACAACACCAGTACCACATGGTCTTAAACCAGGAGACTACATAGAATTACAACAAAGTGCCGCAAATGGTGGTAACATAACACCTATTGGTGGTGGTACGATTATTGATAACTTACCTATAGACTATGTAATAACCGGTACAACATACACCACAAGTCAATATAGATTTAAAGTAGACTCTATAGGTAGTGTGTTAGCAAATTCAAAAGACTATGTTATTAACTTACTTGTTAAATCGGTAGGGACAACAAACATAACCCAAAATTGCCTAGGTACTTTTAAAAGGATAGCTAACATATCTTACCCTATTAGAAGTAAGTCCATATACTACGTACATAAACACATGTTAGTTACCAACCCACAAGACTACACTTTAGACAGGACAGGGTTTGAGTTTGGTATATACAAAGAAAAAGGAAGACACTTCAAATCAAAAAAAACACCAGATGGGTACCCAAAAAAAACAATAATAAGACAAGAGTTTGAATCTTATTTATGGAACATAAATAAGGATATAGATAGGGAAATGTATAGGGACAACCTAGGAAGACCAGTAGGTGATTATCACTTAACTATCCTACCAGTAAATAGAAATTTATTATGGCATTATCAAGCACCGGCTAATTCACCAGCTGGATATGGGTGGGATTGGAATTTTAGGAAGGACGGTAATGTAGACCCATTTGTGAATAACGACACCAACCCTACTAACCTAACTCAAACCACAACTGACGGTGTGTCCCCATTGCCAGTTAGTGGTGATACATATAGGGGTGCTTTTGTAGAGTACAATCCTTTTGATTTAGAAGAAAAAATAATATCTAATATCAGTCATTCATTGAAATTTAATAAAGGAAATGGTGCGGATGACTACATGGCAAATGATAGCGGTGGGTTAATAGAGTCCATATACCAGTATTCCCCACACAATATAATACCAGTTAGAAAGTTCGCTAAATCTATAAACACAGAAACACAATTTTCTTTAGCCCCACAATACGCTTTTTATTCTACCGTAGAGTCTAAATTTATGTGGAGACCAGTATTACCCATAAGTGTTTACGATACCGACACAAATGGTGTAGACTACCCATACCTTAATAACGCTCATTACCCATACAAAGAACTGGAATTTACTATAAAACCTATAGGTCCTGTATTAATAGATTGTAACCCTAATTTAGATTCGTTATTAGCACCATGTTACACATCTGAAACAATAACACAATTAGCAAAATTTAGTGATGGCTGTCAATAGAATAAAAATAAAAGCCTCTATAGGGGATAAAAAGGTGGTAATACCATTAGGTCAAATTTTTGATGAAGTTGGTCGTGAACAATTAGTTGAGACGTGGGAAGACGTTAAAATTCAGGAAGCGGTAAACCCGATAAACGATTATGAAACCACAAGGTACTATCACAACAATATATCCAACCAAGGTAATATATTTTATCAGTTTGAATTTTGGGATGATAACACCAATCAATACGTAAATAGTTTTAACCCACTTGGTTATTTAGATAAAGAATTAGCCAAAGATAAAAAATCGTTTATAAGAAGTTTTTTTAAGCTGGACTTCTATGACAAACCAGGTAGAGAAGAGCAAAAATTAATGTTCTCAATGATTATGCCAGGTAATAATTGTAAAAAACAAAAAAATGTTAACGTTAGTTTAACTGAAGACCCAATTGAATACTACACACAACGCTCAAAAGGTGTATACCCACCAAAATATAAAATATACACACCGGAAGTTCAGTTAGGTGCATTTTCTGGGAAAAATGAAAATTACTATATACATTGGTTAAAAGATAGAGAACTTTATACTGGTGATACCTTTTATATGTCTTGTAACTTTTTTAACGCTAGTACAGGAAAATCCGTAAGGATGGTCAATAGAAATTTCCTACAAGGTGGTATACAACCAGATGGGTTGTACGAACCAATAGAGTGGTATTATTATCAGGTAATACTAAAAATAGATGAAAATCCAGTAGAACCAATACAAAGGTACAATTATACGGTTAGGGGGTTTAATGTTAATGTAATGTCTGTTAATATCGCTACCGGATTAAACGTGGGTGCACAGAGAGGAGTTGGGGACAATCTTAATAATCCAGGACAACCAATAAAGTTTTTTCAAAGTCATTTAACTTAATATATGGAAACACAACAATTTAGAATAACAAGAACAAATCCAGGATATAATTTTAGTATACCGTGTAGTGGTGGTACTGATTTTTGGCCTATAAATACAAGTTGGGATTGTAGCGGTGTGACCATGTACCAAGCTACTGGAACTCAAGTTATGAACGCTATTGAAACCGGTATGGATAGTTTTCCAGAGGAACTAAGAGATTGTTCACTTGTAAACCCATGTATCGTATTGTGGGATTTAATACCAACATCACACCAGTTAGAGTGTAATAATATAGGTGGGTATAAGTATGTTAAATTTTCGGGATTAAGATTAACCTCTGGTGGTACAATCTATAATAAAAGTTATAATGAGATTATTCCAGCGATATATGATATTAATAATCTAACAACATCTTTATCGTTGAATAAACAAAATTCTGGGTTGTGGCTTTTGCCTTTGATAACAGCTTGTGGTTGTAATAATGAATATCTTAACGCTGACCTATATAAACTAACAACACTATTAACCCAGGACATTAATGACATAGGTCATTATACCGTTTGGGATGGTAATATGGAACAAAAAGAAGTTTTTGCTAACTTTGTTTATTCAGGAGCATCCAATGGTTGGGGGGTACAATTATATAATACAACAGATTTTGGTTATTACCCATCATTACAAGACTCAGAATATGTTATTAATTGGGGTGATGGGACCATAGAAACATTACAATACCCAACACTAAAATCGATACATATATATTGTCCAGTACCAGTTTGTCCACCAAAACAATATACCATAACAATAACCCACAAAACACCGTGGGGTCCAGTGTCATCATCTAAAGTTGTTACTATACCACATAAAGATTATATTGGATTACTAACACAACCATATGTACCGTCTATAACCTGGACAGGTGGTACAGGACTAGGGTCCCAACAATTTAACTACACCTATACACCACCAGGAACAACAGCCCAAACAACATCCGTAGCTTACCATACAATGTACCCATCAACACCACTAGATTCCGCTACTAATATAAACCAATATAGTGGTATGGGGTTTGATACAGTATTAAATACAGCACCATGTTTTACGGTGTCAGGAGTTACAACTAGTATGTTAGGGTCCTTTAAACAATACACAGGAACAACCAATTCTCTTTTCTTACCTGGGGGTTATATGACAGGTATTGAGGTGTCTATAGCTGGGGATGTATTATCCCCAATAACAAATAGTTTCGTACCCGGCATACAAGGAAAGATACTAACTGCCTCAGCACAATATACAGCTTATACATTATACTCTTCAGTAAACCAACGAACACCAATAGAATTTTATGATTTTCCTGATGGTATAACTATTTTTATATCTGAGAGTTGTGGGTTAGACGCTATTGCTTTTGGCGGTGGAGCGTGTTATGAATGTGCTACTGATACTTGTGAATGGTGTTTAACAAAAGATGAATATATAGATAGGACAGTCGGAAACATAAACTCAGGAGCAGCACTAGCAACACCAACACCAAAAACAACACAAGGACTATGGAACGATTACCAAAATTATGTTGCTGGTGATATAGTATTCGATAAAACATTTAATGATTGTTGTTGTTATATTGCTTTAGTCGACATAGCACAAACAGGTATCCTATCTGATTTTGCTGGTATCGCACCAGCTCTTTCTTCACTTGTCGCTCCAGGGGTACTAGTTAACGCTAGTGGTACTCAGGTACACGTTTGGGAAGCTTGTTCACCAGACTGTGCTAGTTGTCCTACAGGTAGTATGACCCCATGTGATGACCCATCTATATCTAGTACATCATATGACGACTCAACGGTGTACACAGCAAATGAATATGTATCCACTTTAAATGGGTGCTACCAAGCAACAGCTTTAGTTGGGTCCACAAGTCCAACAGCAGACACAATGAATGTTGAATGGGATTATATAGGGTGTGTACACTGGTCATGTCCAACCTCACCAACAACACCTGGTGGGTGTGTTAGGACCCCTGGTGTTGGTGGACCACAAACCTATATGATGTGGCAACAATGTGAAAACGATTTAGCTATGGGTAACTGTTACCCACCAAGATGGTTATGTACAAGTCAATTTGATTGTGGTGCCTGTCAATCAATAGATTCAACACACCCTGATTGGGGGCTTATTAGTGCAACAGGACCAGCGTTTTCAACACCTTCAGCTTGCTTAACGTATTGTAAACCACCAATCTATGTTTGTGATGATAGAAATAATG